GGCATTTTCCCACAAACCATTTCTACAATTGATGTAGATTGGAACGCGACAGATTCTATTGAAGAATTTACCGTCACATTCCAGTATGATTACTGGGAAGTATCCGGTGGTATCACCGGTAACGCTGGCGGCGTTTAATTATGATTGGCGGGCTAGTCCCGCCTTCCCCCAAAGGAAGCTATGAGATTATTTGGATTTGAAGTCAAGCGTTCGCAACAAGAAATCGCAAACGAACCCGTATCATTCGCGCCACCGGTTGAAGACGATGGCGCTGTTATGGTGGCCGCTGGAGGCGTTTACGGTACATATGTTGACCTAGAAGGCTCGGCCAAGACTGAAGCAGAACTAGTTACGAGATATCGTGACATGATGAATCACCCCGAGGTTGATTCTGCTGTGGAAGATATTATTAATGAAGCTATTGTGACAGAAACTGAAGAAGATGTGGTTACTATTAACCTCGACAAAGTAAGTATTCCAAATAATGTAAAGAAAATTATCACGCAAGAGTTTGAGAACGTTCTAAGAATTCTCAACTTCAATAATCAAGCGTATGAAATTTTCAAAAGATTTTATGTTGATGGTAGACTATACTATCATGCTATCATCGACGAGAAAGACATCTCCGCTGGCATTAAAGAGCTCCGTTACGTTGATCCTAGAAAGATCAGAAAAGTAAAAGAGATTGCCAAGAAGAAAGATCAAGCCACCGGCGCCACATTACAAAAACAAGAGCGTGAGTACTACATGTACAGTGACAAAGGTTACTACAACGCTGGAAATGGTAATTTTGGTACCCAAGGTGCTGCAACAGGTGGTTTGAGAATTGCTAAGGATAGTATTGTACACGTTACATCTGGTTTGATGAGTGTTAACAATACTGTTGTATTGTCTTACTTACACAAGGCAATCAAGGTACTCAATCAACTCCGTACACTAGAAGACGCAACTGTTATCTACAGACTGTCTCGTGCACCGGAGAGAAGAATATTTTACATCGACGTTGGTAATTTGCCTAAGATGAAGGCTGAACAATACCTACGTGATATGATGCAACGTCATAAGAACAAAGTTGTTTATGACTCAACAACTGGTGAAGTAAGAGACGATAGAAAATTCATGACGATGCTAGAAGATTACTGGCTACCACGTCGTGAGGGTAACAAGGGTACAGAAATCACTACACTACCTGGTGGTCAAAACCTTGGTGAGATGACCGATGTACTTTACTTCCAGAAGAAGTTATATCGCGCATTGAACGTACCTGAATCTAGAATGCAAGTTGAATCAACATACAACGTTGGTCGTTCAACAGATTCAAAGAGATGAGGTTAAGTTTGCTAAGTTTGTAAGTAGACTACGTGCACGCTTCTCACAACTGTTTATCAAGTCTTTAGAAAAGCAAATGGTGCTTAAAGGCTTCATGTCACAAGATGATTGGAAAGAGATATCACAAGATATTAAATTTGATTTCGCTAGAGATAACTACTTTGCCGAACTCAAGAGCATTGAGATGAATAAGGAAAGACTAGCACTATTGGTCGAAGCTGACCCATTTGCTGGTAAGTACTATTCTCATACCTGGATCAGAAAGAACATTCTACAACAAACTGAAGATGAGATTAAAACAATCGATAGTGAAATTGTAGAAGAAGAAAATGAACCACAATATCAAGTTACTGTTCCTGGACAACCAGAACAGCCAGTCATTCCTACTCAAAGTGACCAATAAATAAATAATTCGGAGATAATATGGAATACTCAATTCAAGACATCATCGACGCTACTGTAGAGGGAGAACCTGTAAAGGTTCAAGCCGCTTTTGATCACCTCATTGGTCAGAAGATTATGGACTCTTTAGAAGCTAAGAAGCGCGAAATTGCATCAACAATGTTCAATGGCGCCGATGAAGTAGAATCAGAAGAAGATACAGAGGACCAAGATGCAGAAGACCAAGACACTCAGTCAGCTTAAGAGAACCATTTCACAATCCCAAGGTGAACATGGTACTACAGGCTATCGTCCTAAAGGTGGCGACGAGCAAAACTTTTTTGATCAGCACAAGATCGAAGTAATCGATGACGCTGCTGGCAACGGTGACGAAGTATTTAAAGGTACCGGTGTTAAAGTTATTGACCGTATGTCCGAAAGACATGGATACAACCATGAAGAGGGCAAGAAGGTTTATGACTTGAGAAAGAATGCCGAAG